TATCCCCAAAACGATTAGAATGATTGGTAAAATGTGTTCTTTAATTTGTTTCATCGTCTTTCAATTTGGCCGCTAATTTGTCAAGTATTTGTGACAAAGCAACCACATCAGCCATTTGATAAACTCCCGCTTTTACTGCAATTTCAATCGCTTGTTTAAGTACGTTTAATTCCTCCATTTTTAGTATGTTAAAATAGTAATGTTTTTGTCTTTTGCTACGCAGTTTTCAATCCAAGTATTATCCTCGCCCCACGCTGCAAACTCGTCATCGGTTAACGTGTAGTTCCAATTCGCACACATTAACCCCTCATCGGTTAATAGTTCGTTGTAGGTCGTGCAAGTGTTCGCATCGGTTGGGAAGTTAAGGATTAAAACTTTTAGTTGTGTTGCTTCGCCTGTAAAGGCAAAATCAATCGGTTGAATTTGTGCCATTTTTTTATTTATTATATTACGAATGTCCACCCTGTGGATTTGTTTACATATAAACCCTCTACCATATCGGTGCAATATACCATTAATCCAACGGCAGGAGTTGCTATTGCTAAGCGTTGTGCGTTTGTCATTCTTGGTGGTAGGAAACCTTGCGTTGTACTTGCAATTGTTAGCTTTGAACTTGCAATGTCGGTTGTGGTGCCTACTAACAAATTAAGTCCTGTTGTAAATCTTGCAACCTCTGTACCACCATTCGCTTGAAATATTAAATTTGAACTTGCCCCCGACCTAATTATACTTGTTCCATTTGATTGAAATACATTTGAATAAATCGCTGAAAACTGAGAAGTTCCTGAACCAATATTATATGTTTGGGTTGTAACAGGCAAAATGGATTGGGTGGTAGTCGTTCCACTAACCCTCGCCGTGCCGTTTACGTCTAATTTAAAGCCTGAGTCGGTTGTGGTGTTTATTAGTACGTTGCCTGTATCTGCAATTCTTAATCTTTCAGCTCGTGTTGTACTTCCGTTTGGAGTTGTGAAAAATTCAATTCTTGTTCCTTGAGATGTAGATGTAAAATTTTGACTTGCTACAAATCTAAAAGCCGTAGTATTCGCTCCAAAAGCTCCTCCTGAATGATAACCCGAAGCAAAGAATCCTCCAATTACATCGTCACTTAATAATGAAGAAGGAGAAGCTATTGTACCTCTTGCTCTTTGCAAAGTAAAACCGGGAGCGTTTCCTTGAGTATTTACATAATAACTTTGAGTTAAAACAGGAATACTTGGGTCTTGACCGACTAAATTTAAAACTCCTAAAAGCGTATTCGCACCAATAGATAAACGATTATTTGTGTTATCCCAAAATAGGTTGCTATTGTCTTGCGCTATGGTCGTGCCATTTGAAAATAATACGCTGCCGCTTGTTAGTGCGGGAAGTGTGAATTTGCCGTTCCAAGTTGCCGCAGATGCAATGTAAGCGTCAGCCAAGTCAGTAGTTAAATGCAACTCATCTAACTGCGTAACGCCACCTGTTACACTCATTGCGTTACCGCTACCGCTTGTTTTGTTAATAGTCAACGCTTCGCCTGCTCCGCCCTTTGTAATTGAAGCCGCTACACCGCTGCCGCTTGAATGGTTTATAACTAAATCTTTTGCGCTTAAAGTATGTGTTCCTAAATCAACGTTAGCCGTTGCGCCTGTGTAAGGTACGAAGCCTGTAACTGGAGGTATATCGGCAGCCGTTATAAATGGATTGATACCATCGCTTCCGTCGTTTGTCAAATCACTCGTTGCAGTTGGGATTGTCGGCTTGTTTATTAAATCGTTATAACTGCCACTTGTCGCAACCGTTGCAAAAGTGGGTTTGTTAAGTATTTGCGCCAATCCGCTAGTTGCGTTCCAATCACTATTAACTTGGGCCGCAGGGATTGTAGGCTTGTTTAAAATCTCAGCCACGCCAGTAGTGGCATCCCAATCCGAATTGACTTGAGCAGCAGGAATGCTCGGCTTGTTTTTTATATAGTCTGGAGCTTGGTTGTCCGTTTGTGTCCAATCCGATTGCACTTGCTCGCCAATAATTCGGTTGATATTTACAACGTAGTTATTTGGATTTGCTACGATGTCAACCACATCGACATTCGTTTGTACGTTGATGTCGATTGTCTCAACTACAACGGCTGCATTTACGACGATGTCGTTGATTGTGTCTTGTACTATTATATTTACATTGTCAGCCATGCTTATCGTGTAATATCGTCGGTTACTGTAAAGAGTCCACTTATCCAAGTATCAACCTCGCCACTATCTTGAGTAATTTGAATATCGTATTTGTAGCTGCAAGCCTGTATATCGATGATTTGCTCATCAATACAAAACTCGCCGTTGACTGCATCAAATATTGTGATTGGCACCTCAAGCGCAACGACACCGCCCGCCTCTTTTCTGAGCTGCATTTTGACATCGCCACCAGTTAGGTTGAGAGGTGCCTCGTTAACGTTTATTTGGAAGTCCGTTTGTTTGAACGTGTCCCCTCTTTTGGTCGTGAAATTTAATGTCGATGCCATTTTTTAAAAATAGTTTTAATTTTTTGATGTTTTCCTCAGTTCGTTTGTCTACTTTTCTCATATTTAGTATGGTCGATCAAGCCACCATTTGCCACAAATCAAACGTGAACGCAAAGGGTTGACGATATTATTGGAATTGCTAACGTATTCGGGTAAATGGAATTTATTAAGCCAGCGAAGCATTCGGTCTTGATACATTTCACTCTTTAATCGCATATTATTTACCAAATAGTCAACCTCAGTTTTATCAATCGCCACCGAGTTATCGGGTTGCGACTTAAATATACCGTTGTTGTTTACTTTATATGCACCAATTAGGAGGTATTCTACTGCGCTTGCAGCGATTAAAAATGGTTTGATGTAATCTTCGTACAAAATTAAGTAATCGTCGATTAAATCGTCGTTATCGAAGTCCTCACAAATTTTATTGTATAATGTCTCCCCTAAAATCTCCTCCAATCGTGTGCGCTGAGCGTCTGCAATACAAGGAATGTAAAGGTCGATGTCAATATTACCCCCGAGTAGGGTGTTTTTTGTGAGTTCGTTTTCTTTAAGTAGTATAATAGTTGCCATTATTGACGATAGTTTGGAGTTAATGACCAAAAATTGTTTGACTCTGAAGCGGTTTGTGCAACCTCAGGCTCATTCTCTTGCCATCTCGCCATTGGTCGGTCGGCTGGATCGAGTTCTAAAATCATTTTTCGTGCCTCGTTTACGCTTATTTGTTTGTTATTTCGACGCAAATATATTTTTCTCATCCAAAAGTGGTTACAATTTACGCCTCCTTTATAGAGCCAAATGCTATAATCGTCTGCGCCTTGAGGCCCAAATCCTTTGTTTACGCCTTTTGAGCCTGCAAGAGTTATGTCCTCTTTGCGATAAGTACGCCCTGCGCTTACCATTTTTTGACAAAAGTCACGCTCGGCACCTAAACGGCCCTCGTATGAATAGCGTATTTTAAAAAGCATTGTGTCTTGTTCGCTTGTTACGTTTGGGAAACTTGCAAATGACTTGGCTAAATTCAAAGTAATTTCGTTAATCTCTAAATCGCCACGCACTGGTATAGCGTCAACCTCAACCCAGTCGTTCTCATCTACAATTTCGCCCATCTCAATAAGCGCGTCAGCAACTTCCGAAAGTCCGTTGTCGTCTTTTGAGCAACAAACGTGTTGACTTAACTGCGTAACCGCTGCGGCCTGTTGAGGGCTGAATAACGCTTGCGCTACTTGTGCAGGAATGTTTAAGAATTGAACTAAGAAAACAATCGCTTGCTCGGTTGTTAAAATACCCTCTTTTACTTTGGCGAATATGTCAATCGCTGACGAAATTTGCGCTCCGTTGTAAGATACCGCTGCGTCGTTTGTGCCAGTCATAACCTCAGCAGTTGTTGAATCTGCGCTAACTAAATCCTCAGCTCTTAGGCTTTCAAATTGTAAGTCCAAAGTAATTCCGTTAACGGCAAAAATCTCCATCAATCCGTCGAGTATAATCTCTTGCTTTGGTCTAATTACATTAATCATTAACTCCTCAAATCCTACTTTTATTTCCTCAGCGTTTGAGCTAAATCCGCTCGATTCTTTTACTCCAACAAGCATTGGCGATGTAAGTTTGTGAGCCGTGCAAAGTTGTTGTCTTGCCTCAGTACTTAAATACGCATATTGTTGGTGCGCGTCGCTAACTTCCAAAGCGGAGATTGTAATCTCGGAGTCTTTGTTATCGTTCCAATTTAAAAAGAATGCTCCAGCGTTTTGTGATCCTGTTAAGTGGTTACGGATTTGGCGTGTATTCTCTTGGATTGTTTCAATTGACTCTTGTACTCCAGCGTTCATATTTATAATATGGCCGAAGCTCAACCCTTTTTGAATATGGTTGATTGAGTAGTTTGAAATTTCTTCCTCCATTTTCGCCCAACTAATGCCCGATACATAACTTGGGTTAGAATAGTAAAATTGCCCTACTTGGTAATCACGAATAATGTAAATCTCTGAGCGTTCGCCTAAGCCTTCGCCAAATCCAAACGCATCCATGCGCTCTGGTTTATATTTGTTTACGTTTGCAAAGTCGTAGCTATAATAATATCCTGTTATATCGCCCTCCTCGTTTGCAACTTCGGGAGCAATTCGTTGTTTGGCTACGTGAAAGCATCTTTGTATTTTGCCATTTACATATTTGACCTCGATTGAAGCCTCGCCAAACATCTCGAAATCCTTGCATATTTTTCGTAAATCTTTTTTTGAAACGAGCGAAATGATTGCCGCCCATTCTGATGGCTTGCGTGCTTTGTCTTTTGAGGTCAATCCTTTACCATAAATGAACTGCGAATAACTATCAATAATCGCCGAATTTGTAGGCGATCCGTTATAGGCGTCAATAATCACTTGATAAAACGAGTTTTTGTCTCCATTTAATACCCACTTTTTACCGCTCACCTCTTTAATCTCAGGGCGAATGTAATTCGATAGGTTTATAATCTGTAATTTTTCCATAAAATTATACTTTTAAAACTCCTTTATTGAGTTCAAAATTCTCTAAGTCAGTCTGAGCCGTTGCGTAGGCCTTGCCTCTATAAATTAATTCATCATTTTCGTTGATTGTAACCTCAAACGATTGGCCCTCTTTCATAATTGGCTCGTCAAATACTAACACTAAAACGTTGTTTTGGTAATATACGCCTGTTACATCAATTTCGTGAGTGATGTCTCGCGTTTCATCACGCAATAAAAACGTGATTTCGCCACTATTGTAGCCTCTTGGAATGCATCGGAATTGATAAGGCGCAGTTAAATTGAATATCCACATACTATATTAACTGAAAAAAGTTGTTTTGTAACAAAAAACGCCCCTTAAAGGAGCGTTTAATGACAAAACTATGAAAAGAATTAAGAAACAACGTCTTCAGAAACTAACGCATAAAGCGCAGTTATCATCGCTGAATTTAAGAATGGAGATAAGTTTGACTCCTCAGCAGCGATGGTCAAAGTGTAACCGCTAAGGTCTGCACCTGCTCCTCCGCTTACTTTTGTGCAGTTTGACATTGTGCCATTAGTGGCACCAATCAACATAATATTTCCGTTATAATCTTCAACGAAAACTTGAGGTCTACCAGCGCAAATAAGTTGTACTTGAGCTTGCAAGTCAGCCGACAATTTTGGAAGTGTAACGGCCAAAGATTGAGCGTTTACAAATGTTCCGTTGTCTTCTGAACTTGTACCAGTTTCGGTCAAAGCGTTTGTTGTCGCTTTAACCTCGTATTTGAACACTTCTGCAAGCGTTCCGAGTGAGGTCAATTCTTGAGCTGCAATCGTGTAACCGTAGTCGGAATAATTTGCAAAATACAAATTCTTAATTCCGCCACGCTGATCACGGCATCCAAGTAATTTTCCCGCTGAAATAAGACAGGCCATAATTTTTTTAGGTATTTAAAACCGCCCCAATTAAGAGGCGGTCTTTATTAGTATTATGCTTCGTAAGTCAAGTAAACAATTTCCTCAGCGTTGTAGTATCCAACACCAACGTTGTAAACTACTTTACCGCGAACTTTACCAGTCAATAGACCGATTTCGTCTTCGTCAACTAAAGCAACTTGATTGTGATCAGCAGTCAAACCAGTAGCGAATACTAAGTTTTTACGCTCGTAAATAACTACGGTATTTGCAGGCAATCCATTCAATACGGTCATTGTGTGACGTCCGAAAGTTAAAGCGAAATCAGTATTTCCGTTTCCGTAAACAATACCTTGAGTTGACAAGTAAAAAGCATAGTACTGAGCAACGTCAGGAGATACAGCGAAAATCAATTCTTTGTTTCTCAAAGCGATTGGCACGGCAGCCAAAGCAGGTTTCAAATACTTAGCCAAAACGTTTGCCTCAGTTACGGCAGCGTCAGCAGTTGGTTTGTTTACGTCAGCATCGTCAGCAAACAAAGTTAAGAAACCGTCAAAGTTTGTTGATGACTGCCAAATGTCAGTTTCCAATTTCTCTCCGATAGCACCCAAAACCTCAGCTTGGATAGCGTCCATGATGTCACTTGGAGCGGTAGGGTTAGCAGCTCCTGCACCCATAATTCCATCAGACCAAGTAGCTCTGAAATCCTCTTTACAAACATCAAAATCATTTTTGAATTTGAAAGGCTCGATTAAGTTTTCGTTTAATACAATTGTTCCTGCTGGAGCAAATCCGCAAGTGTATGCAGTTGTTCCGTCAGTATAAGCGATTTTACGCAAAGACAATTTGTAGTTTACATTTTCAGCGATAGTTACCGCATTTTTTTCGATAGTGTCAATCGTTTTGAACGCTTGACCGATAATCATACCAGCATCACGGCCAGCGTAATTAGACGATACAGTTGTAGTTGTAGCCATTTTTTAATTTAAGTTTTTAAGATTATTTTGGATTTTTTGTGATCGTGTTAATTTCACGTTTGAATTTGAAACCTCTTTTACTTCGGGTTTCGCTTTTGTTGATGCTTTCACCTCAACTTGAGAAGTTTTTACCTCAGCGATTTGCGAGCTTAACTCAGTTCTTACCGCTTCGATTTGTTTGGCTACTTCAACGCTCATTGATGTAACGATTGATTTTACTAACTCAGCGAATTGATCCTCTTTGGACATTTCAACGTCAGCTTCAACAGTCACTTCAACTTCGGCATCAGCCTCCATTTCTTTAATTTCGGCGATCATACCTTCCTCGGTAATTACCAAAATTCTACCATCCTCAAGCTCATGCTCTCCGATTGGAGCAGGAACTTTGTCTCCGTTTTCAGCTACAATAAACACAGGCATGCCAGCGTCAAATGATTCAGCTTCCAAAACGGTAACACCATCTTTGAGCATCATGGTCGACATAGTCACTTCCACTTGCTCAGTCTCGTTCGATAATTTTACCGAAGCGAAACCGTCTTTTATCGCGTTAACGATTTCATTTAAATTCATACTATATTCACTTTTTAAATTTACTTTCTCCATGTCAAAAACCCCATCAATTGAGAAGCCTTTGACTTTGCCTGTCTTAACGTAGTCATTCCAAATCTCATCGTTGTTCACTTTCATTGCAGCGAACCACGTTCCTACTGGCTCGTTAAATCCGTAGTGTACCGACTTATCGTGTACCTCGTCTTCCTTTATCCAAGTCTCAACAAAAGTCACATCCTCGATTTGTGTACCAGAATGCTCAATCGTTGAGTTGTTCTGATATCCTTGACGACTGAAATTTTGTTGCACTTGCTTAATCGTTTCCGCTGGGAATACGATGTTAAACTCGTGGCCGTCTTGGTTGCGGTAGATTGGTTGGTTTGGTATTAATACCGCGCCTAATAAAATACGCTGCTCCTCGTTTATGGTTGCGAGTTGTATTTCTTTTTGTTGTGACAAAGTGATAAACTGCACCCCAATTGCAGGATCGGATACGAGTGAAACGGCATAAACGCCCTCGTTATCTTCCTCATTAAACATTACTTTGTAAGTGTCCATACCCTAATAACTGATTTTTAATTGTTTGTTATAAACTTTTTTTCGTTTTCAATTTTTAAATTGAAAAACTTAACCCTTTTTTCAATTTTTAAATTGACTTTTTACCCCCCAAGTGTTGCACTTTGAATGATATTGCGGTCTAAACTTTGGGCCGTTGTCACATTATTAGCAACGACATACGCTTGCACTGGTGCCGCCTCACGATTGCCTATTGCGCCCGCTAATTGGTTGACACCTGTTGAGCCAACGACGTTGAACGATGGAGGAGTTGCTCCGCCACCTGCTCCGCCTGCTCCGCCTCCTAAGTTTGGCGCACTTGAGCCACTTGGATCGGTTGACATAATTTTCTTAATTTGCAATAAGGAGAAGGCTCCAGCAAGTCCCGCTTGAATGTAAGGATATGCAGGAAATCCAATAGTAATTGGCGAGGCTTGAGCAGTTGTATAGGCATTTTGCACCCCTTGATATCCGCTGATTGTAGCTTGCGCCAACGCTAACGCTTTACCTACTTTTGAGCCTTTGCCCGCTATCTCCCCAATTAATGCAAGTGTATTTTGAGCGATGTCGAGCTTTGCGTTTGCGACTGCTCGCTCGCGTATTTTTGTGTCCTCTGCGGCTTTTTCGTCTTTTTGCTTTTGTTCCTCTCTAATTCTATCTTCCTCGCTTGCGTACTTTTGCATTACTGCGGTGCGCTCTACTGCAAATGCATCGGTCAAAGTTGTAGTGTCTTGACCTAATTTTGTTGCGAGTGCAATTTGGTCTTGATATTTTTTATCAATTGCCGCGAGTTCAATCTCTTGCTGAGTCATTGTCGACTCCATTACTACTTTTTGAGCGTCTTGATTTGCTTTGTACAAATTGTCAAAATCCTCTTGTATTCTCTCGGCTTTTTGCTTTGCTAATTCAGCCAACTCCTCAGCCTCTTTTTGTCTTGCTGCAAATCGCTCCTCAGCTAATTTTTTATTTAATGCCGCTTCAGCGTCGCTTAATTGTTTGCCGTGTGTGGCTCGCAAAACGCGCTCGTCTTGCAAGGCTTGGTCAAGTTTCTCTTGATCGTCTTTGTATAGCTTTTGTTTATTTTTTAAATTTTCAAGCTCTAAGGCGTACGTGTCTTTGCCGCTTGCTTTTAAAACTGCTATTCGGTTTTCGTTGTCTTTTACCAATTTAGCCAACTGCTCGGCTGCCGCTTCGTCTCTTTGGTTTTGACGTTCTTTGGCTGCGCCTGCCTCGTAGTTTCCAACGACATCAAAGCCTTTTTTAATCTCCTCGATTGCGCCTTTAAAATCGCCCGCAATTAATTGGCCCAACGCTTTGAATGGCATTAAGATATAATTCTTAATTACATTACCCGCCCCAAATGCGTACTCCTTTAATTTGTTGAAAACATTACCAACGTTATTAAGTGCAGGAAACGCCTCTTTTGCCGCGCTCACAATATCCTCCCAATTCGCTGCAATAGTTCCCAAAGCAACGACAAGTAAACCGATACCCGTTGCACCAATTCCCGCTTTGATTCCTTTGAGTGCGTCGGTTGCAACGGCCTTGAGTTGCTTAAATGAGTCGCGGCTTTCGCCTAACGCTTGCAATCCTTGTGACAAAGCCATTGCGCTTTGCACTTTTAAAATCGACTCCTCTAAGTTTTTATTTTCAACACCTGCCAAATTAAGCGCACCTTGATACGCTGAGAAGCCAGCGGCAACACCCGACAAAGACGAGGTCAAAGCCTTAAATTTAGCGTCGGGATTGAACGCGTCAGTCAACGCCTTAGCATCTCCGATTCGGTCTTTAAGTTCTCCCGCTCTTTTTGCAGCGTTAACCGCTTCGGCTGACGTTGCTCCAAATTTATCGGACAACGCAGCAACCTCTTGTTGCGCTGCTCTAAGTTGTGAGCGTAAAGAGCCAACCGCCTCGTTGACGTTGCCTTGTACTTTTATATCAATTACCTTCTCTATTGCCATTTGATTGCCTTTTTAAATAGTTGTAAATAGTTGCGCGTGTATTCGTATCGCCCCTTGGCAATAGATATCGTCTCATTGTTCTCGTATTGCTCCGCGATTTGGAGCATTTGTAGTATGTTGTTAAGCATTTTGGTATACTGGTATTTTAACTTCGGTTTCTACTCCATTTAAATAGTACTGCAACGCGACTGAGTCTTCTCTATATACACCTGTTGTGTTCGCTGAAATTGTCAGTTTTAAAATTATGTCCGTGTCGTTGTTTGATGTCAACGGATAACTTAAAAAACCACCCGAAGCAACCACGTTAAAATAGTCGTAATCAATTCGATACAATTGCACCTCGATATTTTGGGCCGTGTTGTCAATCTCTAAGCCTTGAATGTTTGAGTATCGTCTCGCAACCGCGCCTTGAATATCTCTAAAATCATTAATCAACTCAAAATCGACTGCGCCTGTTGTGAGGTCGGTTGTCATTGTGTTGATTAAATAGCGTTTATTTGATACCACAATACGGTCGTTCAATTTTAAAGATGTCAGCCAATATGTGTCGAGCTGCGCTTTTGCTTTTATTACTCGCGTTCGTTGATTGTAAATGTTAAAAATTGAGTTTTGGTAGTATCTTTGGAATAAGCCTCTTGGCGCCCTTCCTAAAAACCACGGTGAAATTTCCTCGCCCCAATTAAGTGTTTGCAAGTACGCCAAATCGCTGCCTCCTGCTCCAAGTTCATTTGTAAAACGTGGGTATTCTAAATACAATGACGGAGTCGTTCCGTCGGTGTAATAAATATTGCCATCGCTTAACTCTTGAATGCCGTTATAATACATTAAAATTGGCTTCGGCACATAAGGTTGTAAGTTTATATTCCAACAGGTGGCAGTTATAAAATCATAACCAGTATAACGCTCCCACATGATATTCTCAAACGGCAGTTTTACCTCGTAATTTGTAGTATAAGCCGAGTTAGGATTGTCGTATGTTAAATCGCCGTAGTCACGATTGTAAGTATTTCTAAAATTTGTATTTAAAACGTTGTCCGATTTCTCATATTTGAATGATATTTGTCGGAATAGATTTGGCCTGTTTATCTCGATGTCTTCGGCGTGTATATATTCGCTTAAATCTACGACTCTGCCCTCTTGATAAAATGCCTCAAGCGGTTGAAATAAAAATGTATTTTCGTTAATTGGAACAACAACCAAATTCAACGCTTTTACTATTGAGGTTACAAAAGCCTCAACTGTTAAGTCTGGAATGTACTTGCGAATTTGCAAATTTCCTGAGGTGACATTTCCGTAAGAGTTTGCAGTTCTATAAAAGAAAGTAAATCCACTTCCAAAATTTCTTTTTAAATTTATGAATGCATCGTAAGTCATTGGAAGCTGAGAACTGATTTTATAAGTAAATCGACGCGTTACATATTGACCGTTGATTGTATTCTCTTGATCTCTATATTTTGAGTAATACCCCAAATCGCTATCTCCTTCCAAATTTTCGTAAGTCGCGTATAATTCGCCGTTGTCAAATATTTGTACGGTGTATTTAATTGTTGGATCGGTTGGATATACTTTTATCCATGACTCTAATCGAAACGCCTCTGCATCAACTCCAAATGATACGGTGCATTGGTCAAGTGCCAAATTGAATTCGGGGAAACTTGCAGGAGTAGTTGATGTAAAATTTGGGCTTTGTGGCTCGCTATAAAAGTTAAACTCCTCCGAGTTTTTACAAAACAAAAACAACTCTTTGAATAAAGCATAATTTAAAAAATCACCTACAAAATTTAAGCCGTATGTGCTTTCGATAAAATCAAAAACTTTGCTCACTCGAATTGCAGGGAATAACTCAGTATAAGGTATCGCTCCAGCGGTTGTAGTTACATCGCTTGACGTCCCTGTTTCAAATTCAAATCGACGCGTTGAGGCAATAAGCGGGAACTTTATATTTGGATAGTCCCCATCAATTACATTGGTAAAATTATACTCGAAATTTAAAGACTCGTATCCTTCGAGAACGTTCAATTTGTCCTCCTTAAATTTATCCTTGAGTTGCACCAAATTACCCACGAAATTAATCGTATAACTCTCGATAAAATTGTTTTTTTTGTTGGCCTTTTGCATTAAGAATTTACCGTCTCGAAATGGGATTGAGTCAATCTCAATGTATCCGTAATATTTTATCCTGTGGTCAAAAGCGAAATTCACATCGAGCGGGTCCTCATCGCTTGTAAGTCCTACCGCTGACTCGTACCAATGTTTAAAAATGGTGTTGTTATGTTTGCTCGCTGGGACTGTAAACGTCTGCGAATAATCGGTAAACAATTTACCAATATCGTTGAAGTTTTGAATTGACGATGTGACCGAAATTTTTTCATCGTTGAATAACTCAATTCGGTTGACCGCTTGGCCGTCGAAGTCGTAAATGTATAATGCAACCATTTATATAACGTCGTTAATTAGGTTATACGAGTACTCAAAATCAATTGTATAATTGATATTTTTATCTTTGATTCGAGTCTTGAGATTGGTCGATTTGCTTTTCACGTTTACAGGTTTGTTGTCAAGTAAAACAGTTTCGCTCAACATCAAATCCGTGATTACATTCGCAAAGTTCTCATCAACCCAACCTGTATTTAAAGTGACTGATTGCTTACCGCTGAAATTGAACGATTGGAACTGATTGCGCAGCGGGTTATAGTCTAACTCGTCGGGCAATAAGTGAAACGTTGAGTTTTCAGTTTGCAAACTATTTGTCTGCGCTTTAAAAAACGTAAGGAATTGCCACCCTCCAAATCGATTTAAAAACTCGCACACTACTGGCGTGTATTTGCCCTCGCAAATTGGTATCATTGTGACAGTCGGTTGTATCGTTTCAACAAGCTCGCTCTCGATTATTATATCATTCCCGAAATTATGGTTTGTAATCTCTACATTTTTTGCAGGGATTTTAAACATATAAATGTCAGCGTCGTTGCTTCCATCCAAAAGAGTGAATGTACTTGATGACAAATTTCTACGATTTGTCCATTTAACCTCCGTAAGTGATTCCCCATCGTGATCAATTAAAACGTTAAAATATGGTAGGTCGGCTTGAGCTAAATCCTCATCAAAATAATACTTAATATCGGGATTTGTCAAGTAGGCAATTTTTGCATCCGTGATTTGATTATACCCACCCATGTAAGAAGTGAAACCGCTAACGCCTACGAAATTAAACTCGCGGTCAGCATACCACGTTTTATCGTCTGCGATTTGGTAGTAAGACTCCGCAAATACATAAACCCAAGCGTCATCGTTTTCAAATGTTGGCGGCTCCTCAATCTCCGCATTAATAGGATTTATTTGCTCAGCAATAAACGGCGCGATGTTGAACACTATCTCAAAATCAGTCGGAGAAGGTATTTTTTTCTCAAGGTAATAAGTCGGTTGCGCTGGAACTGATTCGTTTTTGTGCCAAATGTATAGCCGTATTTGTGCAGCGACTTGAGTTTCCTCGCGCACTTGTAAAAAATAGGGACTTCTAACGTTTAATATTTTCATTTACTACGTATTTTAAAAATGATTCTAAGTCTAAGCCGTATTTTTCGGCGATAACTTGGTCAAAGTTTTGGTATTCTAAATCAAATGCCGAGCGGAAAAATTTAGTCTCGGGTGTTCCTGTTTTATTTATCGAGCGTGTTATCGCTGCGACCAACGATTTACGGCTTGTAAATTGACCGCTCGCGCTTCGGGTGCCTTTCAATCCCTTTCTAACCACCCACTTATCAATCGCACCTGTTGACGCATTGGCCTTGTATGGCGATTGAGGAGCCTTTCTACTCGATTGGCTTCCTGTTGTTCCATAATCCAATAGCTTCCAGTAAGACTCGGCAAAGAAATCAAACTCCAACGAGTTTGGATTTATCTTTGTTTTGAACGTGAGCGACCTCGATAGGTTGCCGCTTGCGTTGTGGGTGCCATATTTACCCCCTCGTTTTAAATTGGCTTGCGCTCGCTCTACAACTGACGCGCCAAATTCGTTAAGGGCCTGCTGAACTATTTTAGTTTCCATCGCAGCAAACTGAAAATTGGTCGTTCGGAACGCTTAATTCAATGTCACACTTCCAACCATCGAGCGCATTTGTGAACGCCATAAATATAGGCTGCAAATTAGGCTCGTTCAAAAGTTCGATGTCGTTCTCGTTTCGTCTGAGCTGCATTTTTGTGATCATGTAGTTGAGTATCGCGTGGCAGGTGTTTAGGTTGTCAAGCTCGTTGTCGTTGCCTAAAAATTTGTCCTTGATTTGCACCTTTGACATATTGCGAATGTCAACCACCGCTACCTCAAAAGTGAAAGTCACAACGCCAGTACTAACGACTGACGATAGTACATTGATGTGAGCGAGTGGGAATATATTTTTTTTAACGTTGTCGATTATGTCCGTGCCTTGAGTGATTGTGTTAAGGAGCGGCGCACTTTCGAGCGTGGTCTTTATGTAGTCTATTGCCTGGTAAAATGTTCTCATTTCATTTGTTTTTTAATTTGTTTGGCTTCCTCCAAAGACTCATCGATTAGGTAAGATAGTAACGTGAGTGATTCATGAAGAGGCTCCTTTCCCACATCTCGAACGTGGATTCTAAGTTCACGCGACAATCGAACAAAGCTTTGGAACCAGCCCCAGCGTTCTCCAAAATTCCCTCCAAATTCAGTCCCTCCCTCGCTGCTTTGTCCTCCAAATGCAATAGGGTATTGCTCAACAATTCCTTGTTTAAAGTCCAAAAAAAAAGCATCGAACCCACCACAATATCCATTGTGACATCCTTATAAAAATCAGCCTTGCTTTCGTCGCCGTCGTAGTCTTCAATCTCATAAAATTCGCCCGCTTTGCGTTTAATAGGTCTATAAAGTACCGACATTAATAGCGGTATGTTTTCGTCAGTTCCGAGCAGCGTGTCAATCGTTGCGTGTTCGCCGAGTGTAATCTTATCAAAGTTTGGAATGAAACCGTAGTTAACGCCATTCATTTTGAACGTGCGAACGAGCTTCGGTTTTTGATCCAATACTTTTGCAAGAGTCTCAATAATATCAGTAAAATCATTAACTGGGATTTTCATTACATCGGCAACAGTTAGGTTGCAAAATATCGCCACCATTTGAATGCAAACGAAGGTCTCGTCATCGAGGTTGTCCTTTAATACCTTTTGATAACGTGAATATTGAGACAATTTTATCTCGCTTAAGCTTGTTGGAATAACTACTCTCATACTTATATAACTGAAAAATGTTGTTTTGTTTATTTTTTAAAGTGATAATCAATTTTTATAATTGATTTTCATACCCTATTGGGTGTTATTTTCGGAAAAATTCATGCAATTACACCCTTTAGGTTATAATCACTTTTCGCGATTTTCTTATCGATAGGCCCATCATAGCAAAGTAGCGCATCGCATCGATGGCGTGATTGTAGTCATCAATCGGGCGGTTGAGTCGCTTGCCTGTTTTGTCGGTGTCCCAAGAGTAGTTGCGCAGCTCTTTTATAAGGTTGGTGCTATGCTTTGTGACAAGTAAATCCTTCTCCTGCAATACTGAAATCCCGAAATTTATTGAGTCTGCACCTTTTACAACTGGCTTGATATTAAAACCCGCTCGACGTATCTCCTCAATTGACTTTGGCTCGGCTGAGTCGGCCCAAATCGGGAGGCGTTTGTCCTGCTTCATTAATCGAATGATGTCCGAGTTTAAAAGTGAGGTCGAATAAATCATTTCGTCAGCTATTATTTTGCCGTTGTACTCATATACTCCAATTAAAGCGGATGGATCATTCGAGTAGCCAAAATCGAGGCCACAACCTAAGAATTTCGCCTCTTGAGGTATTGTGTCTATTTGTTCCCAATTAGGGAACACAACGCCCTCAAGTGAGCCGAGTTGACCTAAGCCGTAAACGTTATACCAGTTCGCCCAAAAAGTTGATGTCTTGGCTTTCTCTTTTGCTTTGAGAATAAAATTTAAGGCCGATTCGGGACAGGCCTCGTTGTCCTCGTAGTTCACAATTAAAAAATCAACGTCGTGGTCGTTTATTAAATCGGTGTGAAACCAAAACTCGTTGACTGGATTCCAATCCAAATAAACGCCTTTTTTGGTACGTGAGGCGAGTTCGGTGTAAGCGTGAAAGGTCATGTTATTGGCCTCGTTCATGTACAAATAATCACGCCTTGCTCCTCGAAGTTTTGAGTCGTTTTCTGCGCTAAAAAATTCGATTGCTGAGTTGTTGGCAAATGTGTATTTGAAGTCAGTCGCGTTCCATCGTTGGGGATTCCATCGACCTGTTAACACCATTATTTTTTTGAAGTCTTTTATTGCCCCTCTTTTGAGGTGTGGTATCGACTCCGCTACAACCGAAATCTCGAGGAGTTCGGTCTTGCAGCATAAGTCAATAAGTATTGGAAGGATTCCGAAGGTCTTGCCCGCTGAGGTGCCTCCTTGTATTCCTTTAGTGAATTTTTTTAGCCCTAAGACCTTGTTAATTACTGTTGTTCGTACAAACATCGGGGAATAGTGGTTGCTCTTGGTGCGTTGTGATGTCTTGATACACTCGGTCCGAGTACTTCTTTGGGTGCAATTTTGCAACGATCCATTTGCGAGCGTCGATTTTTAAGCGGTCACGTTGCACTACATTCGCTCCAGTAAAGGGTGTATGGTCTTCGTCGGAGTGGTCGGCGATGTCGATGATGTCCTCAAATATCACGTCAGCTCGGATTTCGCACGCGCGCACGTATCTTTTTGCTTTGTCTTCGTCTGCTTCCAACCACTGGTAAAAAGTTGCAGTACTTGGAAACTCTTTACGTCTTAAAATCGAGATAAGTGAGTTTCCTTGCTCTATTTCTCTTAATATTTCGTCGAAAGTGTCATCTATTTGTTGCTGGGAGTAAGCCATTGTCCTATAATTACTTGGTTAACTGGTATATTTTCGTCGGTTTGTATCTTAAAATCGCGATATTCCTTGAGTTTTAAAATATCAAACAGGTTGGGAGATAGCCAAAGCTCGTTGTGAGTAACGTCTTCGGGTTTGTTGTCAATTAATTTGTCTAAAAATTCACACAATAGACCGAATTGGTTATCCTCCATAATTCGATAGTTTGTATAAATCTTTTATAATTTGCTCATGTACTTTGGAGCAGGTTGGGCAATTGCTATTGTCTAAACCAAAGTATTTGAGATATAAGGCGTTTAAATAGGTCACATCGTCAAAGTTTAACTCAGTACGTTTTCCATCGATTACACGTTGCCCTTTAGGCTCAAGGAATGTTTTAAACGATTCTTTGTCTTCTGATGACATCTCGCTTTTAACTCTTTTGAAATTAAATAAACGATTCAGTCCGAATTGACGCTCTTTGCAACCTTGACAAGGCTCAATACCAACTGAGTTGGTTATGTTAGCGATTACATCGCCAAGACCTTGTATCTCTTTTTTAGTTCTTCTTTTTGCCATTTATTTTAGATTTGACCATCTTATTAACTCGATGGATAGTTTGTAAGTGTATGCCTGTTTGTCGGCTGAGTTCACGCTGACCGACCAAAGTTGAAAGCTCAAACATTGTGCGCTCGTACCAAGTTAAACCTTTCATAAGTTGAAAGTAATCCACTGGCTCGATGTATTCCGTGTCCTCAATCTCTATATTACTAAAGTCGATTATTATATCCTTTTGACTTTTAGTATAGTCATAGAATAGGTTTCTTAGAACTGTATAAATATACCCTTCTTTTATTAGATTGGTATTTTGATACAATTTAAGATACATCTCTTGCACTAACTCGTCAGCCAAGTCCTTGTCTTTGCATATTTGGAAGGCCATCTTCCGCCAAACGGCGTCTTTTTTGGCTAACTCCTGGAGTATCATAACCGCATTGGGTTAAAATATTCCGATAAAAACAAAAGCAAAGGCTCATTATTCTCGACATAGTAGACCGTTCCTTGCACTACGATACAAATTTCGCTTTCGTTCTCGATCCAGTAGCCGTTGATTGCGTCAACCATTACCCGAAATTCGACAAAGCTCCCGCCCATTCCAAGATCGTCGTCCTCTTGTTCAAGCCACATTTGTGTACTTATAGTGTGCGGTTTTACCATATCGCTACAAACCTACTAAATATTTCGATACCGAACTACTTTTTATCTCAATTATTCCTCCTGTATCTATATAACGGCAAAATGCGGTATTGTAACACAATCCACTAATATAAAACTCACGGCCTTGCTTATTGATGTGTATGGGAGCGTTAATTGGCACCTCAAGGCCTTTGTAAATTTTTGAGCCTGCTCTCATTGTTTAAATTTTAGTTTGGTCTCGTGGTGTATTATTTCGCGGTCGAGGTAGTGCATCGCTTTGCGTAGGTCTTCAAGGTGTGCGCCTTTGCGTCTCGCTCTTACAATATACTTGACTGCATTACCCTCGTTAAAATTTAGGTCGTAGTCTTTTATTATATCAATAACATCGTATTGCTGCTGGTTGTCGTAGTGTTTTGGTGTCATAACGTGTTTAATTTCATTTATATCTACCCAACGCGTTCCATTAGGCATTAAATTTATTTCGTGATTACCGTTTTAAAATTTCATAATATTAAGATTTCGTTTTTAACTTCCATCCAATACGGATTATTTATAACTCTCATACCATCTCTTTCTTCTGTTTCAGATAATAGTTCACCTACTGCAATCAAAGCGCATTTCTTAGCACAACTATCAAATTCACATAAATTCCATCCGTGTTCATCTTTGCCTTTTGAGTATTTTTTAAATAACTCTTTAGCTTTCTCTTTTGGTGTCATATTATTTAAAATCAGTCTCAAAGTCAGTCCATATTTTTACAATTGCCCCTGCGGCTTTTAGTTCCTCGATGCGCAGCTCTTGAATTGGCGATAGCTTCCCGCCTTCGCGTTTTACTTCGATGAACATCGCTTTGCCGTATTTGATTGCCAGTAGGTCGGGTATGCCGTTGGTCGATGTCTTTATAAGTTTCGTGACATACCAACCGCGCTCAATCAATTTGCGTTTAATCTTTGTTTGTATTTGCTGCTCGGTCATATTCTAAATATAAATTATAAATTTTTTCTGCATATTTATTAGTATAATCAACTGCGTTTAACTCTCCTTCTATTTTGCAAAGTATAGATATTTTATTTTCATCAAAGTGACTTATGCTTACAATTTCAAAATTATTAAAAACTTGATTGTGTTTTGTAAATAATAATTGAATAAATTCCTCTTTTAGTGTCATAGCTTGCTTATAATGTAGTGAAACAACTCAATCGCTTTTGGTCTTACTATCTCGTATAGTGCAAAAATTAAAATGTATTTCATAAGTGAATAATCAAATAAATTTGCTTATAAATAAAAACAAACACCCCTCAATTGACCGCCAAGTGCAAAAGAAGGGTGTTGTTAGTTGTGTGTTTTCTCTTGGCGGCGGTCAAATATACAAATTTATTTTAAATAACCAAATATGTGAGCAATTACATCAACAGTCCAACCATTACCCAGCATTCGATACCTTTGCGAGTCGCTTACATAATTTGTGTAGTTATCCTTAACTGTCTGCAATCGCTCGCATTCAACAGGTGTAAGCCTACGGATTTTTGAGTCAAAAGTTAAAACATTGTCTTTTTGTATTGTAGTCAAAGTACCTGTTTTCTCGTCAAATCTTTTTTCAAGAAACTGTTTTGTATTACTACATGGCTTTCTACTTTTAGGATTATCAGGATTTCTTCCTGTTATTCTCGCGCATTTTATTTCAATCGCATTAGTACTACCAGTATCGAGGCAATAAGTCTTACCATCAGTTCGACTAAGCGGCCCTGTTCCTCCTTTACCTGTTGTTGAGGAGCGTGGCATTGTATTATGAACAATGTACTGTTGATCTCTTCCCCCTCCTTTATGGTAACCAGCTAAAATGCAATTTGATTTTTCGTTATTTAATGAGTCGTTATTATGCCTTTCAATTCTTTCAATTGCCAAATCACTCAAAAAATACTTTTCATCAACATCGCTTTGGAGTATATCTTTAAGCAATATTCCTTTGTCTTTTGGCTGATCAATTATACTTACTGGGTAACCAAATAAGCCAGCGGATTCCATTCCGATATTTGTCCAATACAATCGCTTTCGATTCTGAGCTGATACAAGTGAACTATTAATCATAATTGGAGTAACTCCAATCGCTTTGCTTAAAACTTTCTCCCATTTCTCTCCCATCATTACATTCTCAAGTAAAAAGTATTTTGGCTTTACTTCATAAATTAATCGCATATACTCCCAAAATAAATACGATTGCCCTTCAAACTCATATCCTTCGGATTTAAGTTGCAAGTAATG